AGATCAGATGACAAAAAGGCTGTTGACAAGAGTAGAAGCATCACAAAGTAGGGCAAGGACACTGATAAGAACCGAATCTGCAAGGATATATGAAGAGGCAACTAAGGATGCTTATAAAGAATGTGGTATAGAGCAGTATATATATCTTGCTACTTTAGATAGAAAAACTTCTTTAATATGTCAGGAACTTGATATGAAGAGTTTTCCTTTAAAAGATGCCAAGATCGGAGAGAATTATCCGCCTATGCATCCGAACTGTAGAAGTACTACAATGGCTGATACAAGGCCACTTAAAAGAGTGGCAAGAGGAGCAGATGGAAAGAACTATGAAGTTGATGGGAATCTAAGCTATAAAGAATGGTATGAGGGACTGTCAAAAGATGAGCAGGGGCGGATGAGCCTTGAGAATAAGAAAGATGCAAATAGGAAGAGAGATAAGGAAGAGTATAATGAATTAAAAAAATATGTTCAAAAGAGAAAAATGTCATTTAATGAATTTTTAAATATTAAGTATAATGATGATAAAACTAAATACAATGAGATGAAAGTTATTATACCAACTATTGAAGACTTTAAAGAAAGGTTGAAAAATGGGGAAGTAAACTTAAAAGTACAAAAAAACAAGCAGTTGGAACACATACAAGGAAGCAAACCATTTTTAAACAGATTTAAACAAGCATGGGCCACAAGAGGAAGAGAAAACAGTATTACACCACAATCATTTTTTTATAAAACTCAAGATATTGAACAGATAATAAAAGAATATAGTGGAAAAGGAATTTTTGTATATAATCCGGCAAACAAAAATGTGATGTCAGAGTACGTTTCTGTAGATAGAGCAATAGGAAGATGCTATAATAGAAGTACAAATAAATACGAAGAAACAAGAAGGATATGTATACGATATACCAACAAAGGTGTACACTTATATCCAACAAAAGAGGTAGATGGACATGAATAAAATATATAAATTAGATGACTTAAGTAATATGGGTAAAGAAGCACATATTATATTGACAGATGGAAGAGAGTTTGATTGTAAGCCCGATTGTATAGTGTGTGATGATGATACGTATGAAGATATGATTCTTGTATGGTCAAAGCCTGATGGAGTAGGGTATGAGTTAAGAGAAAGTGAAATATCAGAAGTTATAGAGATATAGGAAAGTACAAGGCTATATTCTGCGTTTAAATGCATTTAAAGGCATTAGGGTATAAATGTTCAAGTGAAAATAGTTAAACGAATTTAAACGGTGTTTAAACGTGTTTTAAACGGGGTATAGTATGTGACGCTATAATAAAACCGAGATTAGAAAAGATTGCAACTAATGCAGTCTTTTTTATTTTATAAAAAGTGGGCTTTGAAATTTTTCAGAGTCTTTTTTAAGTTGAAAGGAGCTTTAATGGAGGAAGTAAAAAAGGACAAAAAAAAGGAAGGTATTACGGAGGTGGAAACTGAGAATAAGGATCCGGTAAATAGTCCCGATAATGAACTTTCAGATATTGTGGATGGCGAAAAGTCAAATGATAATATGGAAAGTGAAATATCTGCTGAAGATGAAAACTCTAAGGATTCCAAAGAAGTTACGATGGATCCAAATGATAAACCTAAGGAAGGTGAGACGGATGAAAATAAAGAGGATGAAAAACTTCTGGAAGATAAGACATCTGAAAAAGCACCTGAAAAGAGCTTAGAGGATAGAGAAAAGGAACTTGCAAAAAGAGAGGAAGATCTTGCAAGAAGAGAGATTGAGGCTGAAGCTAAAAATATTCTTAGGACTAAAGGATTATCTGAAGAGTTGATACCATTGGTATTAAGGGGGAATCTTGAAGATACTGAAGCTGCTGTAAAGCTTTTTGAAAAAGCTCTTGGTGATCAGGTAGAGAAAAAACTTGGAGAAGTGGCAAAAGGGAAAAGCCCTGAAGGAAGCAAAGGAAACATAGATAAGGATACAGGCTCTATAGCAGATATAGTTAGAGCCGGATTAAGAGGATTAAGAGGTTAAGGAGATTTAAAATGGCGTTGAATATTAATGGAACAAGATCGGTATTTCAAAATGAACTTGATAAGCTTATGGTTGAGCAACTTACAAGTGGGTTTATGGAGGAGAATGCAGGAGACATTATCTATAATGGTGGTAGGGAAGTAAAGATTCCAACAATCATTATGGATGGACTTAAGGATTATTCAAGATCTGACGGTTATCCTGTAGGTGGAGTTACTTTATCGTATCAAACTGTAATTATGACGATGGATAGAGGTGAGAGCTTTACTCTGGATGCAATGGATGTGGAAGAAACAAATTTTGTGGTATCAGCTTCAAATGTATTAGGTGATTTTCAGAGAACTCAGGTGGTTCCGGAGGTGGATGCATATAGATATTCTAAAATTCATGGAATTGTAAAGGAAAAATCAGCATCTAATATAAGGGCAGAGAGTACACCATTGACGGAGAAAAATATTTATAAGTCAATTACAAGTGATATTGATGCTATTAAAGATGAAGTAGGTGAAAGCGTAGAGCTTGTAGTTGTTATAAATGGTAAAGCGAGGGGACTTTTAAATCAGAATGAGACATTTACAAAAACTCTTACACAGATTGATTTTAAGAAGGGAGAAATTACAACCAAGGTAAGAAGTATTGATGAATGTCCAATAATTCAGGTTCCATCAGCTCGTATGTTTACAGAATATGACTTCTTTAAGGGGAATGAGTCTTCAGGGCAGAAAGCCGGATTTAAAAAGAAGTCAACAGCAAAGCAGATTAACTATATTGTTATGCCGAAAAAGGCAGCTATTGCAGTATGTAAGCAGGATGCACCAAAGATTATTACTCCGGAACTTAATCAGAAGGCGGATGCATGGTTTATAGGATACAGAAAGTTTCACGATCTTTGGCTTAAGGATTCAAGTATCCAAGGTATAAGAATCAGCACTGAGGCGTAGTATATGCTTGAGCAGATAAAGATACTGCTTGGAATTACCGATACTGAAAGCGATGCACTACTTGGTATCATGATTGATGATGCCAGGAGTGCAATTATAAGTTATCTTAACAGAAAGGATTTTCCTGAGGGGCTTAACTTTGCAATTAGGGAGATGGTAGTAAAAGCATATAAAGAAAGTGCATTAGATGGTGTTGCTTCAATTGAGAGAGGTGATACATCAATAAGTTATACTGCTATAGATAGCAGTTATTTTGATGAAAAGCTTTTAAGGGCATTTAGCAAATACAAGAAGATAAGGATGGATTGATGAAGGATAATGAGAGATTGTCATATCTTTTTAGGCATAGGGAGCATGAACCTAATGCTGAAATAAAAGATAAAGATAATAATGGTGAGAAAAAGACTAAGGAAAAGGAAAGTGACAAGTGAGGTAAGAATACTAAGCAGGCTTTACGAAGATAAACTAAGGCTTTACAGATATAAGCTTTTTAAGACTGATTATGGTGAAAGTAAAAGTGAAAAAGAACTAATATATGATAATGTTCCCTGTGGTCTTAGTTTGTCTACAAAATCAGAGCCGGGTAGAACTGATATAGCTTATGAAAAGAGTGAAGAATATGTTATATTTGCTGCTCCTAACATAGATATAAGAGATAAGGACTTTATAGAAGTTAGGACAGGGGCAGGAGAGCTAATTACAGGAAGAGCAGGAAAGAGCTTTAAATATCCGTCACACATAGAAGCAAGTTTGAAGATAGAAGAGGTGGTTTGATGAGGGATATGAATGAGATTGCTGAAATGCTTGAAAGAGGTCTTGAGGCATGGCAGTCAGAAATCTTTGAAAGAGAAGCAATGAAGATAGGAAGGCATGCGGTCGATTCTGTAAAGGACTTGACTCCGGTTGTTACAGGGCACCTTAGAAGAAATTGGTACAATGAAGTTACAAAAGAGGGAAATGACTATATTATTTGGATAAAAAATAATATAGTTTATGGTCCGGCTGTTAATTATGGTAGAAGAACAAAGAATGGTGGAATGACAAGGGGTCAGTATATGCTTGAAAGAGGTATAGCTAACTATAAACAGTCCAATTATAGCAGTGATATTGAAGCAATGGTTAATGCACTCAAGGAGGCTTTTTAATGGTTAGTTTAAATGACATAAAAATGTCTTTAATAACACTTTTAAATGAAGTTAAACCTGGATTAAATATTTTTGCTGAAGATATAGAGCAGATTGAAACGATTGATAAGACAGCGTTTCCCTTGCTCTATATACAACTTGTACCACTTTCCATATCTGTACAGCTTGACGGTAAGAGTTGTAATAAGTTAATACTTGTTGATATTACTTTTATGGAGAAAAGTAAAAGTAGCAATGAAGATATGTACGAGATGGTAGAACTTGTAACAGGTCGAATAGGCATAGGTTTTAAAGTATCAGATAGGTTTTTGAAAATATTAAATATTGGATCAAGTATTGCAGATGATACGTTGCATGTAACTTTCAACCTTGATTTCTTTGATGATATGGGCATTAAAGAGCCTGAAACAGATATATATAAAAGTATAAGTTTTTAGATAGGAGAGTAAATGGGATTACCAAGTATAAATATAGAGTTTCATAAAAAAGCGGTTTCTTTTATTGCAAGAAGCGAAAGAGGAACAGTACTTCTTTTACTTAAGGATGCAACTAAGACAACAATAGTAAATACATATACGACTATTGCAGATGTAGTAAAGGAAGATTGGACGGCGGAGAACTTTAGAATAATTGATTTGTGCCTTATGGGAAAGCCAAATAAGGTTATAGCGGTAAGAGCTGTAGTCAAAGAGATGGGCATTAATGTAGATGAGTGTAAGCAACTCATTGAGAATCTTGATTTTGACTGGTTTGCGGCACCTTGCCTAAGTAAGGATGAAAGTGCCTTATTTGCAAGTTACTTTGATACCCAGAAAAAGAAGAAGTACAAAAAGGGTAAGGCTGTATTTGTAGATCAGGCGGCTGACTCTCCGGCGGTAGTAAACTTTGTAACTACCAATATATCAATATTATATAAGGGTGAAGTTGTTACTATCAAACCTGAAGATTATACAGCAAGAATTGCAGGGCTTTTAGCAGGGGTAAGCATAACAGAGTCTTCAACATATAAGGTTTTAAATGAGATTGTTGATATAAAGCAATCGGCAAAGCCCGATAATGACATCAATGCAGGTAAGTTTATAATTATTTTTGACGGTGAAAAATTTAAAATTGCAAGAGGAGTTACATCACTTGTTACAGCATCTGAAGAAGTACCGGATGATTTTAAGAAGATAAAGATTGTGGAAGCTTCAGATATGGTTAGAAGTGATATAAAGTCAACTTTTGAAAATCAGTATGTTGGAAAGAGAAATAACACTTACGACAACAAGCAGATTTTTGTTGGTGCAGTACATTCATATCTTACAGAACTTGGGGAAAAGGTTATTGATAAGGATGAGGATATAGAGGTTTCAATTAATACAAGCTGGGTAAAAAAGTATCTTGAAAAAGAGAGAAAGAAGGATACTTCACAGATGAGTGAAATTGAAATTAATAAGTCAAATACAGGAAGTCACTTGGCTATAAAAGCAAAGTTTAGGTTTGTAGATGCCATGGAAGATTTAACAATGGGAATTGAAATGTAAGTATAGGAGAAGATATGGATGAGAGAATAACAGGCAATAGAGTACTTTCCGGAACAAATGCCGAAATATTTTATAACGGACTGAAGATTGCCGGATGTACTAAAATTAGTGCGAAAATTACTGTAAACAGAGAAGATGTACAGCTTGGAAGAGATGTGGATACAAAAATAACGGGTCTAAAGGGTGAAGGAACTATTTCTATAAGTAAAGTTTATTCTGCATTTGAGAGTGTGAGAAAGGAAATCTTAAAAGGAAAAGATCCAAGAGGAACTATTATGACAAGGCTTGAAGATCCTGATGCGGTAGGTGGACAGATTGAAAGATATCAGATTGGTAATGTGGCTTTGAGTGAGTTTCCTATAGAGTATGAAAAAGGAGCAGTGGTAAAGGCAGAGTTTCCGTTCACATTTACACCAAGTGACATGATTTGTTTGGATGAGATAAAGGAATAATAAGGAGTAATTATGGTAGATAAAGAGAAAATTTTAACTTTTAAGTCTTTTGCAGAAAAAGCTGTTAAAAGAATGGAAGAGAGGAAAAAGCGTAAAGTAAAAAGATATTATATTGGTGATCTGGATGAGGAGATAGTGCTTAGAGGACTTAGTTCAGAGGAGCTTAATGATTGTCTTGACTATTCTAAAGATACTGTTTTGGTTGATAAGTATACAATTTACTATGCTTCAAAAACTTTGCAGGAGCTTGCGGAGTATATGGTTAATGAAGGTATTGTAAAAGAACATATTCAGATAATGGATATGTTTTCACCGGCAGACAGGACAAAGCTGGCAAATGAGGTACTTGCTTTATCAGGAATGAAGGATAAGAGTACAGTTTCGGATGTGGATGAATTAAAAAAAAGCTGATTTACTCACATGAAGCATATCTATATGGATACTGCCTTAGTGTTGGGATTTTGCCAAAGGAAGTAGACAGCTTTACAAGAAATGAAAAAGTAGTATTAGAGGCATTGGCAAAGCTTAATGAGGAACAACAAAAGAGACTTATAAAAGAAGCGGTAGCTGATGTACTTATAGGAGAAGGCTGATGGATGTTTTTGGTGGAGTAATAAGGCTACAAGATGAAGTCAGCGGTGTACTTAGAGGAGCCGCACAAAGTGCCAGAAATTTCCAGTCGGATGTTGCATCTGCAAGGCAGGCACTAAATGGCTTAGAGCATACAAGAGTAAGTGAGAGAACAATAACTGTAAATACCGGAGGTGCAGTAAGCAATATTGGAACTGTCAGGTCAAGGCTGCAATCCATAAGAAACAGGGCAGTAGTTGTAACTGCAAGGGCACAAAATGCACTATCCGGTATTAGAAATGTAAGTACCGGCCTTAGACAGTCTGTAAGAGACAGAGTAGTAAATATAAGAACAAGGGTACAGAGTGCCATATCAAATATCAGAACAGTAGCAACAAATCTTAGGCAGTCTGTGATAGATAGGACAGTACAAATAAGGACAAGAGTACAGAGTGCTGTGTCAGGAATTAGAAGTGTAGCTTCAAGGTTGGCATCTATCAAAGACAACAAAGTGGTAAGATTTGTGGCAAAAGGTGTAAAGGCTTTTGGTGGGGCTATAGCAAAGTTAGGACTTGCAGCAGGAGCGGCAGGTTTTACTGCTATAGCAGCCGCCGGAACTTTAGCATTAAAATCAGCTGTAGACTTTGAAAAAGGTATGGCTAATGTGGGTACCTTGCTTGATGGAGATGTAAAAGGCAAGCTTTCGTCAATGGGTGAAAGTCTTAAGACCATATCAAAGGATACAGGGGTAGATCTTAATAATTTGTCAGGTGGACTTTATGAGGTTGTATCCGCTTTTGGAGAGAGTGCAGACTCTACAAAGCAACTTGAGATAGCGGCTAAGGCTGCAAAGGCAGGTAATGCGGAAACTTCAGAAGCTGTTAAGATGTTATCAGCTGTAACAAAGGGATACGGAGATACGTCGGCTGAAGCAGTAGGAAAAGCGGCAGACCTTGCATTTGAAACTGTGAAGTTAGGTCAGACAAGTTTCCCGGAACTTGCAAGCAGTATGGGAGCTGTAATCCCGCTTGCATCTACTTTAAAGGTAAGCCAGGAAGAGCTTTTCGGTGCAATGGCTACACTTACAGGTGTAACAGGTGGTACGGCAGAAGTTACTACACAGCTTAAAGCCACAATGCAAGGATTTATGTCACCTTCAACAGAAATGAGTGAAGCACTTAAAAAGATGGGGTATGCCTCAGGTGCTACTGCACTTGAAAGTGAAGGACTTGGATCTATACTTAATAAATTAAAAGACTCTGTAAATGGTGATGAAGTTGCCTTTGCAGGTCTTTTTTCATCTGTAGAAGCTAAGAATGCGGTATTAGCACTAGCAGGTTCACAGGCTGAAAACTTTGCAACGAAGACAGATGCAATGACTAAGGCATCGGGAGCGGCAGAAGGAGCATTTCAACAGCAGAATAAATCTGTAGCCGCTATGGCAAATAAGATTAAAAACTATGGTGCTGTAATGCTTACATCTGTAGGTGAGAAAGCATTACCTGTTATTACAGATGCTTTATCTAAAGTAATGGATGCAATGCCGGCATTTGAAAGGTCTATGGGACAGGTTTTTGATGCGGTAGGTCCTATAATGATATCACTTGGTGAAATCTTTTCCGGTTCTGTAAATGGAATGGGTTTATCATTTGAAAGTGTAACACCTATAATAGTTGATGCTATAAATGGTATTGGAAGCGTGATTACAGCTGTTGCACCTGTAGCAAGTGCGATAATACAAGGCCTTGGAAGCTATATAGCTGAAATTTTCCCGGGAATAGCCTCAATAATATCTGTTGTAGGTGAGAAAATAGGTGCAGCGTTTACAATGCTTGGAAGTCATTCTCAATTGTTCCAAGGAATTATAGAGACTATGGGACCTATAGTAAGTGGAGTTCTAAGTACAATGGGGACAGTGATAGGTGGAGCATTTGACTTGATAATTGCAGCAGTAGATCTTTGCTTATCTGCATTTGAAAAAGCATTTCCGGCGATAGAAGCAGTGGTTAAAACTACATGGAGCGTTATAGAACCTATTGTAAACGGAATAGGAAAAGGTATCAGTGCAGTTGCAGGAGCTGTTAAAAATGTTTCTGGTTTTATATCAGGTGGTAGCAAAGGTAGTGTCGGAGCAAATGCAACAGGAACAAGTTATTGGCGAGGCGGCTATACTACTGTAGGTGAACACGGTCCTGAACTTATAAATCTGCCGGCAGGTAGCAAGGTTCATTCAAATTCAGATACACAAAAAATCATTGGCGGTAAAGCTGTAAATATCAATATAGGTTCAATGGTTATAAGAGAAGAAGCAGATATTGATAAGGTTACAACTGAACTTGTTAAAAAGATGAAACAGGTGGATAGATGAAAAAGACAAGGAGTATCCTAATAAAAGAGGTTGCTACAGGAAGCAGTATTGAACTTGGCATTAATCCTGAAAGCATTACCGTAAGCGAAAGTAGAGACAATATTAAAGAGAACATAGATGCAATAGGGGATGTATACTTTCCGGGAAAGAGAGGATTAAAGTCTGTCAGTATATCCACATTCTTACCGGGAAGTAAGTCTAAATTCAGAAGGCGTGGCTCTTTACAGACCGAACTTGAACTGATAAACAGGTGGATTAGTGAAGATGTGATTTTAAGAGTTGTAATATCAAAACCTACAATTAACTTTAAAGCCATTTTAGACAGTAAAAGCATTACTGTAAAAGAGGGAGACCTTGATGTATACATTGATTTAAAGCTGACAGAAGTTAAGGATATTGAAATTCCAACTGTCGAAAGTGTCAGTATTTTGAAAAAAGCTGAAGACACCGCCGCCGGCAGTACGGATGTGACTTTGTCTGATAGAGGGGCTGAAAATGCCCCGAAAGCAGGCAATGTTGAGATAGTAAACTCTAAGACTACATTATGGGGACTTGCAAAGAAATACTATGGAAACGGCGAGGAATGGAAAAAGATTTCTGAAGCCAACGGAGGAATAGATCCGAAAAAACTTAGAGAGGGGATGCAGATACTTATACCATGAGAATTATTGCAAATGATAAAGACATAACTAATCTTTGTGTAAATGCGACGTGGAGTGGTGACATTGATGAGCGATCAAGAAGTTTAAACTTTACATACTTATATAATCTGAAAATATCAATGCCTTTAGTTAAGGTTGAGATAGGCAACAGTATCAATCTTTTTGATGATAAAAGCAGGCTTTTATATGTTGGAGTAGTTACAGAAGTTGCATCTTCTTTAAGCGGAAGTGATGTATCGGTAACTTCAAGAGATGTTCTGTGGTATCTTGGGAAAAATAAACTTGCAGGTGTGTATACAGGAAGTGCTGAGGCGATAACAAGGAAAATACTTGATGAGTTCGGCATTCCTGTAGGGAACCTTGAAAGTATAGCTGTAGATAAAACTGTGATAAGTACAGGAGATAAAACCATATATAAGGCTATATCTGAAGCTTATGGAGAAGACTACTATATAGTTGCCGTAGGTGAAAAAGTGGAAGTTAGAAAAAAAGGCAGTGAAGTAGTTGCTGTACTATCCGGTAAAGCTAACCTTATAGACGCAAGCTACAAAAAGAGCATGGAAGATATGGTAAACCGTGTTATTGTGCTTAATGATGATAATGGAAAAGTATTTGAAACATCCGCTGAAGAGAATCTGAAATATGGAATCTTACAGGAAGTGATAAAAGCGGAAAAGGATAAGGATGTTGCAATCAGTGCAAAAGAAAAGCTTGTAGGGATTAAGGACGCATCTAATATTACTGCCATTGGAAACTTTGATGTACTATCCGGTAAGGCGGTAATTATTCAGGATACTTCAAACGGCTTTACAGGCAAGTTCCTTGTAACCGGAGACAGTCACAGTATAGGTGGAGGAGAGCATACTATGAGCTTAACAGTGGAGGTACTAAATGAGTAATCCTTATACTGAACTTAGTAAGATAATGGAGCAAAGAGGAGCAGCCCTAAACGGTTACAACTTGGAAGTGGCAAAAGTGATAAGTGTAAATCCGCTTACTATAAGAGTAGGTGAAGTTGATATAAGTGTAAACTTAAATATTAATCCGGCAATGATACTGAACTTAAATTTGGATAACATCACTACAGAAGAAGTCGGATTAAAAGAGGCATTAAAAGGCATTTTAAGTGCCATTCAAATAAAGCCGGGTAATTTAGTAGCTGTGCAAAGAGTAGGAGATAGTTTTTATATTTTAAGTAAGGTGGTAGGAGCATGAATCTTTTTCCGGAGCTTTCGGTTGCAAATCTGTCGGATGAAAAAAGACTTCCCATGTACAGGGAGTGGGCATTTGATTTTGAAAAAGAAGAACTGAAAACAAAGCATGGCAAATATTATTTAGTGGAAGGTAACGAGGCTTTAAAGATATGGATATATAAGGCTTTAAAGACTGAAAGATATATATTTGTTGCATATACTAAAAATTACGGCAGTGAAGTATCTACTTTAATAGGTATAGTAGAAGATGAGGATATTCTTTTTAGTGAGATATCAAGGTATATAGAAGAATCACTTTTAGTAAACCCATATATTGTAAGCGTGGGAGATTTCAGCTTTTCACATCCAAAAGGTGGGGAAATAAATGTTAAATTTAGCGTAAGCACAGTATATGGAGACATGGAAGAAGAGATGAGGGTACCAAATGAATAACAGCTATAGTGCAATCTTATATAGGTTAAAAGAAAAGATACAAAATCCGGCTTCAAAGATTGAAGGGAGTTTCACATATGATAATCTATCTTCAGTAGCAAATGAATTAGCAAAATTTTATAGTTATGAAGTAGGAACCTTACTTGACAGAATACATGTAGATACTGCAACAGGAGAAGATCTTGATAGGCTGGGGAAATTTGAACATAATATTCAAAGAATAGAAGCTACATATGAGGAAGCAACATTTAAAGTGTATGGAGATGTTGGAAGAGCTGTAACTGATGGAATAGGAATAAAGTCTGAAGATACTGAAGTTCTTTTTTATATAAAAGGTGATTATATAATCGGTACTTCAGGAGTTGTAACAGTTACAGCTATTGCGGCAGGAAAGGGCAGTGGATATAGATTATATCCGGGTGCAAAACTGAAATTCTTAGAAAAGTATACCGGTCTTACAAAAGTAGAGATAGACGCAATATCATCAGGTGGATATGACAGGGAAAGTGATGAAAATTATAGAAAGAGGATACATGAGGCTGAAGCAAATGTAGTTGGATATGGGAATATAGCATGGTATAAGATGACAGCTAAGAGTATAGCGGGAGTTGATAAAGTGAAGGTAATAGACCTTGCCAGAGGACCGGGTACAGTGGATGTACTTATTGTGGCAAAAGGAAATGAGGCGGCAAATGAAGCACTTATAAAGAAAGTCAAAGACGTTATAGAAAGTCAAAGATTAGCTGGAGCAAATGTACTTGTAAAAGCTGCAAATACATATCCTATAGATATCAATGCAACAATAAGGATAAAAGCAGGAGCTAATATAGAAGATATTAAAAAGGCTTTTAACAGGGCTTTAAACACATATTTTTCAGAGCTTGATTTTGATACATCTCTAAAACAGAGGGTATCCTATGCAAAGATTTTAGGACTGCTTCTTAATATCTCCAATGTAACTGATGTGGATAACATGATAATTAATAAAAGGACGGAATCTATTGATATAGAGCCCGGAAGTTTTCCGATAATTTCAGGAATAAACGTAGGTGTATCGGTATGATAAGAGATAATTTACCAAACTTTGTTTATGATATAAAGCAGATGAAAGAGCTTATAGATGCTGAAGAAAGTGAACTGGAATATCTTTATAAATTCTTTGAAGAGTTCAGCAATGAGTTTAATATTTTCAGCTGCATAGATACTATTAAACGATTTGAAAAAGATTATGCCATAGAGCCAAATGAAGAGCTGTCTATAGAACAGAGAAGATTAAGGATACTTATAAAGAAGTATCAAAAGCTACTACCTACAGTTGTAAACCTTGAGGACATGATAAAGAGACTTTTAAGTGCAGATGCTGTAAAGATAAGAGAGGTGGGCTGTAAATTTGATATATACGTTGGCAGTGCAGCACTTCTTGAAAATATGGATATGGCAAAGAAGTTCTTTAAAGAAGTAAGACCGGCACACTTTGATTATAAGTTCATAAATTCAGTACCTAGAGATTACGTAGTTACGACTTATATTGGAGTTAATGAATTTATACATAAGAAGATGAAGTTTGAGGTGATAAGATGAAGTTCTATTTAACAGAAACAGGCAGTAAGAAACTATCTGAAATAGTTGCAGGAAGTGTAATGACAATTACAAAAGCTGTAGCTTCAGATATAGTAAGCACTGAGCCTAAAAAGCTTGCAGAGATACCCGGGAAAAAACAAAACATTCAGATAAATAGTGTAAACATAGATAACGGCATTGCTGTATTGAAATTAACTCTTTCAAATTTGGAAGTTAATCAGGAATATCAACTGAAACAGATAGGAATTTATGCAAGTTTCGGTACTGAAGAAATACTTTTTATAGTGGGACAAGACAAGGCAGGTGAAAGGGTACCGGCTATATCAGATAGAGAAATTGAGTACGATTATCAAATAAGTTTTGCTTTTGATACAGCATCTGAAATAAAAATTTCAGTGTCAGCAAATGACTTTATCAAAAAAGTTGATGCATTAAATTTGTTAAATTCAAAAGTTGATAAAGCAGACTTTGAAAGCAGAATCAGTGAAATAAAAAGACATATTGTTATAAACTTACAGGAAGATAAGTGGACCGGAAGTGGGCCTTGGACTCAACGCATTAATATTGATTGGGTGAAGTCAGCAGACAGACCTGAAGTGAGCCATTATCTATTAGATAGTGTTACAGATGCATCAACTATTAAAGGTGCATGGAAAGCATATAGCTGTATAGATAGAGTAGATACTTATGATGGATATGCAATTGTAAGCTGTTTTAGAAAAAAGCCAATACAAGGAATTTTTATTATAGTAAGAGGAGGCTGATATGGCACAAGCAATTTTAAAAAGTGGTGGAGCTGGAGGAGTTACATCATCTGATGTAACAGCATCTAAACAGCAGGTGTTAAAGGGTTATAAAACCGTCACTAATGATAGTGATGATGAGATAGTCGAAGGTACATTCCCGGTAACATCTGACACTGATGCGAGACTGGAGCTTTGGTATTACAACGATCATGGTGCAGATTGCTATGTCACCAGGATACCTGAAGGAGCTTATATAAGATATTATAATGCAGACGGTACACAAAGCTGGGAGCCTTGGATAAGGATATCAAGGCGACTAATTAAAAATGCAATTAACTATCATCCGGAGTTGACCATAGACACAGTAACTACATGTGGAGAAAGAGGGCAGATACCTGATCGAGGAGACGGAGCAGTAGTAAGCTACCACCAGGGCAGAGAAGATTGGGCAGGCAGAATATGGGTATTATTCAAGAATGGGTGGTATCATAGGAATCCATATGATGATGGTCAAGGACATATACATGAAGCTTTCGTGTATGTGACCTATGAGCAACTCAAAAATTTGTTTGGCATAGATGCTAATAAGATGCTTCAAGGCTACAGTATAGCTGGCGTTCAAGGTAATATAGTCCCTAGACCAAATGAAAATATGACTACTGAAATTGTAGATATAGGATGGACTAATCCTAAAAAGATTGGGCTTAGATTTCTGCCAGGCTACTATCCTCAAGCAGGTCAGTATCAGCCGATTGTAGAAGTGAATTATGGTGATTTGGCATCAAGACTCGGTGTTAGAGCCGATAAGATGCTAAATGACACAAATATTCTTGGGGTTCAAGGACAGATTAAAATAATCAACACTCAAGATAGTAATTATAGAATAAATAAGTCTGCGGCTTTTGGAATTGATGGTTGGTCAGATGTACATAATCCGGTGTTTTGGATAGATTTTCCACATGGTAATGGTTTTTATTGTCGTAACGATAATCATCCACATGTATGTATAGACGCTGTTAATTTAGGCACGGCAGGTGCAGATTCGGTATTAAGTGGACAAACTGCAACTTCAGTGCAAGGTGTTAAGTTCCAAGGTACTATCGAAAGATGGATATGTACGACAGGCGATGTTATAAGTGCTGTGAATGGTGAGGGATTCGCATGGGATGATATCTATGCCGGAAGAGGCCGAGGTATCGTTATGAAGATTCCTAACAAACGCTTTATACAAGATGCCAATTATGCTTTCTTGGCAAGCCCTAATTTACAACCTTGGAACATCAGGCAAAATGTTAACATCAATGGTGTGGTCGGTACTATGGTTGACTATGGAGCAGGTGGAGTCCCTTTTAACGGAGCCACCTTTGATAATAGACTTATTTCAGGGGTGGCGAATAAAGGATTTATTCTAAATAGTATCGGAA